CTCGCCATGTCGTCGACACCTCCGCACAACTCCACCACCTACGATCGGTCGACGACTGGTCGATGCCAACGGCTACGTCCGGGTCCAGGTAGGTGGTGGTCGCGGCTTCGTCTATGAACACCGCGAAGTCTGGGAGCGTGCGCACGGCCCCATCCCCGAGGGGCATCACGTCCACCACGTCAACCACGACAAGACCGACAACAGATTGCAGAACCTGAGGATGCTGCCTGGCCAGGTGCACAACCGCCGCCACACCAGCGCGCGCCACGTCGCTCGTACGGTGGATACCCGAGGCGCCAAGAGCGTCCGGTACCGCACCGACCTGAACGACGCCGAAATCGTTGCCCGACACCAGTCCGGGGAAAGCCTGCGGAGTATCGCCAAGGTGCTCGGAGCTTCTCACAGAGTCGTCAGCAACCACTACCGGCGTGCGGTCGAGACCAACTGATCCGGCGGAGTGGTGGATAGCCACACCCACCCGCTGCCCCCAGGTGGTGGTGGAGATGGCGCCCTTGGGCGCCCGGGCACCCCACTGCGCGCGGGTGACGATCGTCGGTGCCATAAGACTCCTATCGGATGATGCACATTCTACGGCCATGGTGCACACTGGAAACGGAAGCGGCCCCGCCGGGCGACTGGCATCGCCGACGGGGCCTAGGAGACCACCTGACTGGAGGTAATCCCCATGAGCCGTTACACTACCCGGCGCGCGATCGTGCTTACCGTTATCCTCCTGGCCGTCACCGCCTGGCTGGCCTACATGCCGGCCCCAGCCCCGACCCCATCGCACCCCGGTGCCCCGGTCCAGCCACACACCCTCAACGAGTTGGCCTACGCGGAGGCCATGCGCGAAATCCACGGCGTGGAGTGGGTCTACGTCGATGCGTCCATCGATGGCGGATACGACATGTGCTGGCGTATCGACCTCTACGGCCTGAACCGTGATGGCCTGGCTGGGCTGGAGGGGTACATCGCCGAGCCGTGGGAGCGTGAGCAGGCCGAGGCGGCCGTCCGGTACCTGTGCCCCGGTCAGTAAGCGATGGCAATGATGAGCCGGTTGGCGAAAGCCACCGTCTCACCGGATACCCCAGTGGCGTACTTTCCGCTGATCGTGTGCGTCCCAGCATTTAGACCTTCGAACAGATGCCCGGTCAACGCCCGGCCGCCAATCCGATGCGACCAGGAGGTCGCCCCGGTGACAGTCACCGACTGGGAAGTTTGGTAGGTACGGGTTATGTCCGCCGCAATGGTCGTTGCTCCGGAGATGGCTACCGACATGTTCGCACCAATCTGTCCGCCGTCGGTCCGCGGGCCGGCGTCGATACTCGCACCCCAAAGCACCAGGCACCGGCCGGTGCTGGTGATCTGGACACCGGTCACTTGAGGGCCGGCGGATGAACCGTCGCCGAAGGTGGTTGAAGATGTGGTCGTCTGCCCGGCGGATACGGCTGTCTGGATGAGTTGCGCATTCACAAACTGCGCCAGCTCGATCCCGGCCGCGCTGGTCAGCAACTCCTCCACGATCTCATTCACGAGATCGCTCAGCAGTGCTTTCCGCATGAAAATCTCGGGCACACCGGGGTCGACGCGGAACACATCACCGGACCCGTCCCGGGCGACCAGTCTGCCATCGGTGACTGTGATGTCCCCGCCACCTGCAACCTGGATGCTGCCCAGAACGTCCAGCACCCCACGTAGCGACAGGCCGTCGGAACCGGCCCGGAAGATCTCCTGCCCGCCCGGGTCGAACACCACGATCGACTGACCGGTCACCTGGATCTCGCCGAGCACGCGCAGGATGCCGGTCAAGGTCAACCCGGCGGTGGACAGGCGCATCGTCTCCGCACCGGCGGCGTCCATGATCACGATCGAACCGCCGCGGACGTTGATGCCGCCGCGGCCGATGGTGGCGGCCTCCAACCTGCGGGCGGTCTCGAGCTGCCGGATCCGGTCCTCGACGACGGTGAGCCGGCGCATCAGGTCGCCACGGGAGAACGCCGGGTCGGCCAGGTTGCTCATGACACCTCCGGGTCGCTGGCCGGGTCGAGCAGAATCGGCGACGCCAGCCCACTACTCGGGTCGAAGTCCCAGCCGATGGCACGGCCGACGCCTGTTACCCCGGCCGGGTGGCCGTGGCCGATCAGGTCCCACCCGATGTCATCACCCAACGCCCAGTCGACGTTCAGTCGGGGCGGCTGGTCCCACCTGCCCGACAGGTGCCAGGTGAGCGCCCCGTTGCGGGACCGGGCAAGCCGGGATGTGGCGTGGTCGTCCAGGGTGTCCGTGTCGACGATGCTGGACGACGGCTGCCAATGCAGCTCGACGATCGGTATGCCGGTGGCCAGCGCCGTCAGGTCGACGGCTGGGTCGGATACCAGCTGGTCCTCACCCTCACCAGGGGCGTAGGCCACCACGAAGTTGGCGTAACGGCCTTCGGTGTGGTCCTCCGCCAACTCGTAGGTGGTCTCCGAGCTGGACCGGGTGGCGAACCGGGCCGTGGGGACGGCCGCGGCCCGGCCGATCCGATGGCGGATGCGTAGATGCCGGGTGACCACTTGGTGGCGGTTGTCCTGCCAGTCCAGGTCCACCGTCCACTCAAGGCCCACCCCGGCCAACTCACTGAGCCCGTCGTAGACGGTCTGGCGGTCCGATAGCAGGTATGTACGGTCCCGGGACACTCCGGTGGCCACCGCATCAACTGTGATCGGGATGCCCAGTCCCACACCTGCGATGTCTCCGGCGTCGGCGGCCAATCCGGCGGCGATCACCGCCTCGTCCTCCCCGGTGTACGTGTGGTCGCGGATCCGCCGGGCCCGGTAGTAGGCCTCCAAGGTCACGCATGGCAAGGACCAGGTGGCGTCAGATCCGCGGATCCGGTCTTTCACCCAGCCGGCCCAGGACGGGACGTCGTTGACGACCAGGACGATCATGGTACGGATGGGTTGGGTGGCACGCTCCAGCAGGCCGATCGGTAGATGCCCCGGGCCACCGGTTGGGGCGGGCAGAGACAGCGCAGACTGGGTGTAGGCGCACAACACCCGCGACACCTGCCCGGTGATGTCGGGCAGTTCTGCGATACGCCGGCCGGTGACCACATCACACGCCAGCCAGGTGATCACGGCCCGTACCTGCGCCTGTGCCACCTGCGCTCCGCCGGCCAAGCTGGCAGCGAACAGCCGCGCACCGTCTACCACCCCGAACTCGGCGTCGGGGTCGGCAAAGAAAGGGATCAGCGGCTGCGCCGGCTGCCCCATGGCCAGCACACCACCCGCAGCGGTCACGCCGAACATCGACCGGTGTAGTACCGTGGCGGCCAGCTGTGCGGACGACAATTGGTAGCCGACGGGTGGCGGATCCAACGTGGCCACCCGCAGGCTGAACGGCGCTGTCGCAGCGACGCCGACCGCTGTGCGGGACTCCGCCGCTGCCGCCGCGTCGGCGAGCAGCGCGTCCGCATTCAGCCGGGCGTATGTGAGGGACGCGTCGGCGACCGCCCGCGCCTGGTCGATCCGCTCCGATTCCGTCGTACCACCCGAGTCGCATTCTGCGACCAGACTGGGCATGTTACCCAGCCCTGCACGATTACGTAGGATCGTCTCCGTGTCCGCGCCGGGCCAGTCACCCGTGGTCATACCCAACGCGTCGAAATGCAACCGGATCGCGTTCACGGCGTTGACCGACCGGGCAGCGATCAGCGGGTCGACCTGCACGTTGGTCGGCCCGAGCAGCTGCGCGTTCTCGGCGACACCGCCCTCGTGAAGGTCGACCACCAGCCCTGGACGGGCATCGTGCAGCACGGTGGCGATCGCCTGCGCCTCCACGCTGCGTAGCTGGAGGTGGTCGCGATTGATGTCGATACCCTGCAGGTTGTCCCGCTGCAACACCTCCACGCCGTCCGGGTTGCACGTCGGCATGAGCAGCACACCGTGGCTCTGCAGCACCGCCAGCAGATCCGGGTCGGTGGTCACGGCCAGGTCCTCGGCCAACTCGATAATCGCCTCACGGCCGGCGACCTCATTGCCGTGCTGGGTGCCAGTTACCAGGACGATCGCCTGGGCCGTTGCCTCCGGCGGCGGGTCGCCGACTCGTAGCAGCCGCACCGGATGCCCACCCACTGTGGTGCCGAGCACGGTCACAGCCACCCGTCCGGTGGCAACCATCGCGTCGACCCGGGTGGTCTCCTCATCCAGCGTGGCGAACACCATCAGTACAACTCGACGATCACCGCGCCGGCAGCGCCGGCTAGGGACGCACGTGCCGCCTGAGACTCCCCGTTGGACGCACCGGCGCTGCCGCCGCCGTATGCGTGGCCGGCCTCACCGGTGGAGGACACCGTTCGCGACGACGCGATCGATGAAAGGGTGGTGCCACCGCCGGACCCGGTCTTGGTCATCGACCCGCCGATGACGCGTCCGTTGCCACCGTCGCAGCCCGGGATCCGCAGGTCGGCCGTGCCGGTGCCACCGGTGCCACCGTTGCCCCCACCGCTGAGCACGCTTGTTGTTTCGGCCGTTCCGGCGTTGCCACCGTCGCCACCTACCACGGTCACCGTCGACGCACCCGCCCACGCGGTGGTGCCCCCGGCGTTGCCGTTGTTGGCACCAGCGGTGGCCGCGGCCCCACCAGCGCCGATCGTCACCGTCACCGACGTGGGCAGATCCGCAACGTTACCGGAGATCTGCGCATATTCGCCCTCACCACCGCCGCCGCCCTCGGCGTGCTCACCCACCCCGGTAGCTTCGACGGCACCACCGGAACCACCGCCGCCCTTGATATGCACCCGGTATCGGTGCGCCCACGGGAAAGTCGCCTTCGTGAACGCCCCACTGGCGGTGATGACTACCGTGGTCGGGCTGCTCGGCGACGCGACCGGCACCCACGCCGACGCGCCACGCCGCTGCAGCGCGTCGTCCTGGTCGAGGTACATGCCCTCCCGCACACCAGCAGTTGGCTTGGTCTCCTCATCCCGCAACGGCGGGATACCACCCGCAGCGGCGGACATCGACCCCAACGTGGCCACGCTCGGAACTGGCGACCCGGCCGCCGGCACCAGGATGGTGCCCAACCGCAACGCATTCGTGGTCACCGCCGGGGCCGTGGGAGACGATGCCGGCGAGCCCGGGACGTAGACCACGGTGGCCTGCCGGTCACCGGATGCGTCCTCGTCGTCGTCCTCGATGAGCAGGTCCAACCCGTCGATACGCGGGTTGCTGCCGTCAGCCGGGTCCAGGCTGGCGGACTGCTCCGACACCGCAACAATGTATGGGCCAGACCCGGCCCCGGCGACCACCGCGGTCAGGTCGTGCACCGTCCACGTTGTGCCGGCCACAGAGATCGGGTCGGTGGCATGCGCGCGGACACCCGGCCGGGCACCGAACTCGGAGGTCACCCCCGCCCACAACCAGGCGGCGGTGGACCGGCGTAACTCCTGCGCGTGGTACTGCGGCTGCCACCGGTACACGGCGGCCCCACCGTCGACGGAGAACAGCACCGGCGCGCCGTGCGGCGTCAAGCTCAGAGCGAACGTGTTGGTCAGCGAGTCGCGGACGAAGTACACGGCATCGGCTACGAGCACCCCGACCGCACCGCCGGTCAGGGTGTCCACGCTGACCGTGTCACCGTCGGCCAGGCCATGGCCCGTGATGGTGAACAGGTCGGTGCTTTCGGCGATCGTCGCCGTACCCACGGCCGTGCCCGCCTTGCCGGCGTTGACCCACAGCGGATCCGTCACCACATCCTCCTTACCACCATGCCGACCGCCAAGTAGCAGTCGCCAATGCCCCAGCCTCGAAACGGTCCGCGAAGAACCTGAGCGTGCTCGTTCCCGACGGCAGCGGATGCTGATCCCAGCCCCACGTGGCCAGCCCGAACTGGTTGCTTCCCGGCAGCCCGTTGAGTAGCGCGGTACGGGCCACGCTGTCCACGTCCAGCCACTGGTCGGCGGCCAACTCCAAATCGAACTGCAGTTGGGTGCTGGTTCCGTCCGGCGCCTGCAAAACCAGCCGGGGTGTGTCCAATGGCCCGTCGATTCGCATGTTCATCCCGGTTGCCACCGTCCCGGCGTTGACCAGGCTGGCGAACCCGCCGGACAGGGTGCCACCCACGGTGAACGGCACGGTCAGCGGGGCGGATAGGCCACCGGCGAACTGGGTCAGCCTTGTTGCTGCGGTCGACTCGGCGCCGGAGTAGATCCGTGGGTCCTGGGCCACGAACCCGAGATTGGCCCACGTGGTGCCACTCTGCAGCCGACGGTCCGGCTCAACCAGCCGGGGACGGCCACGCATCAGGTACCCCACACCACCGATAACGAACTGCAGATCCACGTTCCCGGGTGAGTCACCCACCGGCGAGAACGCCGCGGATAGAGCCTGCTGCAGCGTGACGTAATCTGCTGTGCCTGTGCCCAGGATGACGATCCGCATGGGTACCACGGCCTCAGCCGCCCACTCCGCCCCCGACCAGGAACCGTGGCTCCACGCCCGCGGCCCACCCTGACCTGCCGCGACCGACCGGACGAACGGGTTGAAGTGGGTGACAAACCGGTAGGAGGTGCCCGGGCCCATCACCAGGTCCCGCACCTGCACCTGCCCCTCGGCCAGCGGCATATCACACCACCCCGTGCAGGGCGAGCTCGTCCCGAACCTGACGGAGGCTGAACCTGTCCGACCATGCTTGAATGGTCATGTTTTCCACGGTCACCCCAGCAGTACCGGCCGGTGCCAGCGCGGCCATCTGGTCCCGGGTGAACACACCCTCACCAGGTCTTGCCACGATCAGTTGGTCGCCGATCCCAGGCACGATCCCGCCGGAGTGGAAGCGGGGTATCTGGGGAACCCGGAAGGTGTTCCCCCCGATCGTCTTACCCAGGAATTCGATCACAGGCAGGGTGAACCCGAGGCTGTTCCACTTGTCGATGATCCAGTTTAGTGCTGACCGGAACGCGCTGCGGATCCCGTCGAACAGTCCGCTGGCGGCCGAACGGACCCGGCCGGGTAGTCGTTTGATGAAGTTGACGACGGCGGTGAAGTTGGCGACGATCCGGTTTTTTACTCCTACGACCCAGCCGACCACCGCGGACAGCAGCCCACGCCAGAACCCGAAGTACAGCTGCACCCCGCGCCACAGCTTCTTCGCCCACTCGACGACGAACCGGAACGCGGCCACCACACCGGCGATGTAACGCTTGACGACATTTTCAAACCACCAACGCACGACCGTGACGATCGCCCGGAACACCCCGTCGACGATCCGCCTGAACGTCTCAGAGTTCTTGTACGCGTAGATGAACCCGGCGACGAGGGCAGCGATGGCCACGATCACAATGCCTATCGGGTTGGCAGCCAACGCGACGTTGAACGCCCACACCGCAGCGATCAACGTTCTGATAAACATGAACGCCTTAAACGCGACCAGAGCAGCACCCAGTATGGCCACGAACGGGATGAAGAATTCGCGGTTGCGGGAGATGAACCCGGCCAGGGTGGACAGCGCCGGCACCACAGTGCCGGTCAGGAACCCGGCCACGTTGCGGAACGCGGCGGCCAGCCGGGGCAGCCACGTGTCGGCAACCTCCCGTACCCGCGGTACGACCTCCCCACCTATGAACCGGCCCAGCCGACCTACCGCTGGCAATATCTTCTGCTCCAAAACCGGCTGCACCTTGGTGGCGAACACATCGGCCAACTTGGCCAGCACCGGCAGGAACCGCTCCCCCAGTGTGCCCTTGAAGTTCTCCCACACAGCACGGGCACGTTGAGCCGGATCGGCAGCGGCCTTCGCCGCACCGCCGAACTCCTTGCTCAACTCGGCCAGGATCAGCTTCTGCGCCCCGGCCACATCACCGGCCTCGACCATGGCTGCGATCTGCTCCCGCTGGCCCTTGGTGAACGACACACCCACCCGCTGCAACGCGGTGACACCCTTGATCGGGTCGTTCAATGCCTTGCCCAGCTGGATGGTGGACGACTTCAGCCCGGAGGTGGTCACCTCGCCGTTGTTCAGAGCTGCGGTCATATCCACGGCTGCGGTGGCCGCCTGGTCGAAAATCTTGTCCACACCGACATTTCGGATGTTCGTGAACGTCAACAGCAGGCTTTGCGACGGTTGCAAACTGGATGCCGCCACGCCGGACATGGCCGACAGCTTGTTAGCCAACTGGCCCACCTGTTTGGCGGATACGTTGGCGGCCCCACCTGTCGACTTGATCGCCGCCTCGGTCAACTTGGCCACCCGAACGTTGTCCCGGCCAGCGGCGATGATGTCCACAGCGAATGCCTTAGCCGCCCGGCCCGCAGCAACGATCACCGCTGCGCCGAGGACGCCCTTGACGACGGTGGAGAACCCGCCGCCAAACGACTTAGCGGCCGACTGGCCAGCCCGTTTCACCCCAGGATGGGCATCCTTGCCGAACCGGGCGGTGTCCGGCCGGACGCGAATGAACGCCTCACCGATCTTCCTCGCCAACCGTCTCACCTCCCGCCGCTTCGACCTGACGCACCCGATCCTCAACACCGGTCCGGCGTACAGGCCGGTCCAACACGGCATCCAACGGCGCCGGGTCGTCGGCGCCCAACAGCCGCAGCACCCCCCGCCGCCACGTCCACTCGTCGGCGAGCACGTAGATCACCGACAGGCCTTGGGCGGCGGGCAGGCTCATCAGCCAGCCGCCCGGTCCACCGCCGCCCGCAGCTCCGCCGCCCGCTCCGGACTCAGTGTCTCCTCCCGCCAGGTGCCATCGGGTGAGCGAACCCTCAACGTAGGGCCAGTGCTCGTCTGCCCACTGGCAGAGTCCGACGGCGGCACCGTAGGGCGGTCGGTCGCGGCCTCCATCACGTCCTGCATGATCTGCACCAGCGTGTCCCCGTCGGTGGCGTGCACCCGGCAGTGCTCCCGGAACCGCCCGTAGTCGTCGCCGAGCATGGTGCGGAAGAAGTCGGCCAACGCACCCATGCCCTCCGGTGAGTCGGCGTCCACGTCGGCCAGCCGGGCAATCTCGAACAGCTCCAGCATCGACATGCCGCCGGAGGCGACGAAGTGCACCCTGTCCAGGTCGAACTCGACAGGCTGGCCCCGTTTGGAGGTGTACTGGCGGCCCATCATGCCCTCGCCGGTGAGGCGAAGATGGTCTTGAACGGTTGCACCCCGGCCGGCTTCTCACAGTTCAGCTCGAACGGGAAACCGGCCTTGTCCGCGCCCTTACGCCTACTGGTTTCCACGGTGCCCGCGGACAGGCACTGGCGGAACACCCACCGCTCCTGCGCGTCGTCGGACTCCCACCCGTACATCTTGCGGGTTTCGGTGGCGAACGCCGGCGGTTCGTAGGTGACGAACCCGGAGCCGGTCACGATGGTTCCACCGTTGAGCGCCCGCTTGAGGTTGGTGGCGGTGATCTCCGCCAGGGTGAAGCCAACCTTGATCACCCGGCCGGTGGTGGCGTAGCGGATCGGGTCCAACTCCTCGGCCACCTCCACCGGCTCGACCGCAAGCTCGTAGGACCACTGGTTGCCCTCGAACGTGTAGCCGAGTTCGACCCACGCCGCGGGCCATGCGGTGGTCAGGTCGGTCGGCTCGGTGGAGCCGAGGTCCGCGATCCGTAGCGTTCCCGGGCCCAGGCTGATCGCATTCGGGTTACCCATCTCTCCTCCTACAGGTACACGTACTGGTTGAGCAGGTCACGGGCGAACCGCTGCGGTGGCTGACGGTCAGTGCCGTACTCGGGGAAAATCAAGTAGAAGTGGTCAGCGTCCCAGCCCACATCCGCCGCCCCGGCTGCGCGGGAGTCCCGGGCGTCGATCGTCGCGGCCGCCTCACCGGAGTCCCGCGGTGCCGCCGCGGCCAGTTCCCGGGCCATGTCCTGCGCGGCCCGGTCCACATGCGCCACCACCTGAGGGTCGGTTTTCAGCCCGCGCAGGGCTGCCCGGTCCCACACGATCCGCACGTCACTCATCGACCCGCCTCACCTTGTCGTGCCATCCGTAGACGTCGACGTGTTCCGCGAGCACCCGGTCACCTGGGCTGTGCGCGCGCACCCCGGCCACGAACAGCGGCTCCAGCGCCTCGTACACCCCCACCGGTGGTGAAACTTCCAGCGGCGGTTTGGTGGCGGGCTTCTTGGTGGGCATCGGAGGCCTCCTACGGCAGTTGCAGGACGGCGATGGTCAGGTCGGTTTCGGCGTCGTAGGTCATCGCCACCAGCCCGTCGGTGCCGGCGAAGATATCCGCTGGGAACGGGCCGAGGATCTTGTCACCGGTGGTTGCCGGGATGGTGGCGGTCATGTCCGCCACGTCGAACTCGGCCAACTTCCCCGCCGTCGCGAACGTGATCACCCGCGGGGATGCGTTGGTGTTCTTCGCATGTACGAACACCCGCGGGCCCGGGGAGAACTTGTCACCACCGGCCGCGGTGACGTTGTAGGTGGGGGTCACCCCGCTGCCGGTGCGGACCACACTCTGAACGTTGAAAGTTGCCACGATCTCTCCCTCACTGAACCCACGAGTCGACACTGATCCGGTACGACAAGATGCTCACCGCCTGGTCGTCGACCGCCGAGTAGTCGCCCTGCCCGGATGCGACCCGGGCGACACTGCCACCACCGGCCAACTTCGGCTCGGCCATCAGCAGCCGACCAACCTCCCCGCCGATCGCCTCAGCCAACTCGTCCGTGTCGGCGATCCCGCCCTCGCCGGGCGGCGACTGCGCCACCCGCACGTGCAGCATCACCGTGGCGGTCTCCCGGGCCAGGCGGTCGGTCGGCCCCGACTGCACCGCCTCGTCTCCGGGCTGGTCGAAGATGATCCCGCCGCCGTACACGCACACCAGCTCCGCGGTCTGCCCCGGCCACGAGTAGGCCACCTGCCGGGTCGACAGCGCATTGCCCGGCTCCGCGGCACGCTCCTGCAGGCGGGCGATGATTGCCCGCTTCGCCGCATACGCGTTGGTGGTCAAGCGATCCACACCCTTTCGAACCCGGAGCGCTGGTAGGCGGCGTCGACCTCCGAGTAGCCGGTGGACCGACGGCCGGCAGTCGTCAGCCGGTACACCCCACCCTCGGCAACCGTGAACGAGATGGCCCGGTCGGGAATCTGGGTCCGGGTCTCAGACAGCTTCGACCGCAACCGGAGTACCGCCGCGTCCCGGACTGTCACCGGCGGCATGTCCAGGCCGTGCTCGTATTCGACGATCACGTTCCGATGCCCTTTCGGCCAGGTCGATCCGTCGTCACGGACCAACACACCCTCCGGCTGGGCGGCGACCTCCGCCAACTCCCCGGCCCCGAGGGCGGTGAACGTCCCACCAGCGGTGGGGGCGACACTGGCCGCGCGAACCACCCGCAGCTCCACATCCGGCACGCACAACTCGGTGGTGCCGCTGCCGTCGAACAGGCGCCGCTTGAACCTGGGCACGAACGCCACCCCGGCTATATCCTCAGCCTCGTATTCGACCGACGTCCGTTTGGCTACCAGGGTGGCGGTGTCGAAGCTGGCGGGCAGCCGCAACTCCTCCCGCGCCGCGACCAGGCCGAACAGGAACCCGCCGACGACCTCCACCACGTCCCGCACCACGACGGTGGCACCGCCGACCAGCCCCGACCAGTCCACCGTGAGCGTGTCCAGCTGCGCCTGTTCGAGCAGCTCAAAGTCGTACACCCCGGAGCCCATGCCAGTGGCCGCCCCGGAAGTGACGGTGGTCCCGTCGAGCCGCTTCACGGTCACCGTGACCGGCCCAACCGCATCGGTCGGGGTCTCCCCGGAGTAGAACGTGTGGGACAGGGTGATGCGGCTGGTGACCAGGACCCGGATCAGGTTCACGGGCCACCGCCCACGGTGACGACACCCCAGCCGTAGGCCGTGGCCTCAGCCGAACGGATCTCGCTGACCCACTCCGGCGGCAGCATTGCGGCCTTCTCGGGCCAGAACTTCCACACCTCACACCGCAGATCCCCGGCCGAGTAGATGTCATGGAGTAGGATCAGCCCACCCGGGCGGACCAGCCGCCCGTACAACTCCCAGTCGGCCTGAATCCCCGGATACAGGTGGTCCCCGTCCAGGACCAGCACGTCCAACGGCCGGCCGTACAACTGGCCGGTCAGCCACGCCAGCGTGGTCGGATCGTGGGAGTCCCCCACGTAAACCATGGCGCTGTGGGTGTTCAGCGGCTGCCCGGACCCGCCGGTCCGGTATGAGTTGTCGGCCAGGGTGATCCCGTACACCTCCGGGCAGACCTGTCCCCAAGCCCACAGCGTCCCACCACGGTCGCATCCGATCTCCAGAAGGACCCGCGGGTCGGCCGCGGCCACCAGATTCACAGCGGCGGCCAACTCGTCCTGTTTCTGGGAGGCGCGGTGCTCGTGGCAGGCCACCGAGGCGATCTCATCCGGGGTCATCACGTCACCGCCCGGCAGATCAGATAGTCGGCGGCCGCCGGCTGGTCACGCGGACCGTCCGGGCTCCAATGGCTCTGGTAGGTGTAGGCGATCTCCCACCCGTAGCCGAGTTCGGTCAGCAACACCTCGAGGTCGGGACGTTGGTAGTAGCCGGCGTAGTCGTGGCACTCCACGAACAGCACCGGCCGGTGCCGCTCGAGGAGACCGGCCATCCCGCGCAGGGCGTGCAGGTCGGCGCCCTCCACGTCCAGCTTCACCAGGTCCAACCGGTCAAGCCCGGCCAGTTCCGGTGTCCGGTCAAGCCGGCGTGCCGGCACGGCGGTGTTCAGCTCGGCACCCACAGGCTCTGCGTGGGCCGTGTCGGCGTTCTTGAGCGGGACGGTACGGGTGGATCCGCCGGACTCCTTCCCGTGTGGATCATCCAGCCGGAGCCAGCCTGTCTCGTCCCACGCGGCGAACTCGAGCACCGTAACGTTGCCGACGTCATTCAGTGCGACGTTGCGACGCAAACCCGAGGCGGCCGCCGGATTGGGCTCCACCGCGTACACGTGGCCGGCCCGGCCGGCCAGACGCAGCGCCCAATGACCGACGTGTGCACCGACGTCCAGCAGCACCCCACCATCGGGCAGCAGTGGGGCGACGATCGGCCACAGCTCCGACTCGTGCTCACCCAGGGCCAGGTAGTCCTCGGAACCCTTGCCACGGTCTACCCACAGCAGCCCATCAGCCTGCCGCACCTGCACCGCAGGGGCCGCCGGGGTACGGCGGGCATCCTCGGCACTGCGGCCCAACGCCTCCTCGAGCTGCTTGAACGCCGGCTGCCAATGCTCGGCCAACACCCGGTCGGCGTCGTAGGCCTGCGCGAACGCCCACGCCTGCGCGCGCATCTCATCCGTACGGGCATGCTCGTACGCCTGCTCATACGCGGCGATGATCTCCGCTATGAACGGGCGCCGCGCCCACGCGGACTGCGAGTCGTGCCACATCGGCTCCCCGGGCACCTTCCACCCGGCGCCGACCAGCTCAGGCATGGCGGTGGTATCCGTGACCACCACTGGTGTGCCGCACGCCTGTGCCTCGACGATGGGTACGCCGAACCCTTCGCCCCACGAGCAGTTGGTGAGCACGTCCGCGGCCCGGTAGATGTCGGCGATCGTCGACGCTGGGACACCCACCTTGTACGCGTACTGGTCGGTCAGCAGGTACGACGACTCGGGGAAGTCGGACAGCAGGTGGCGGATATCCACCCCGTACGGGGAGGTGACGTCGGTGTGGATGGCCAGCACCGCGTCCGGATGCTTCCGGTGCAGCTCACCGAAGGCGAGGATCTGCTCGTAGAACGCCTTCCGCGACCCGTCCTTACCCACGTTCGCGGCCACCATCGCCAGCACGAACGCGTCCTCGGGCAGGCCCACCCGAGCGCGAGCCTCGCCCTTGTCCCCAGGTCGGAACACCGCGGTGTCGATTCCGTGGGGCACGTACAACGGTTTCAGTCCGGCGTCGGACAGCGCCTGCTCCCCGAACCGGGACATCGCGATCGGGATCGCACCCATGGTCTGAAACCAGTCGATGACCGCCGGGGGGACGTGTTCGTGGTCGACGGGCACCCACGCGGCGACGTTCATGTCGGCCAGCAGTGGGGCGTTGAACGTCCACACGTCGCCGAGGGTGACGATCAGCCCCGAGTTGGCAACCTCCCGGAAGCTCTTTCCGGGCCCGCCGCCGAAGTGGTCCACCGCGTGGGGGACGATCACGTCCCCGCCGTAGCTCTTGGCGTATGCCGGGTAGCAGGTGATGCCCTGCCAGTTGAGTTTCGCGCCCATCAGCCCGTAGTAAGCGCTGATGGCCAGGTCGTGGCCGAGGGCTTTGATCCGCGGGGCGAAGGTGGCGGTCTGCTGACCGTACCCACTTCCTACCCACGGACCCACGCTGTGCCAGAGGATCTTCACTCGGTCACCGCCTGGGCGGCTGCGATCTCCTGCCGGAGCCGGTCAGGACCCCATCGGCGGTCCACCCGCAGACCCAGCCTCTGGGCGTGAGCGCGCAACTCGTCCATCTCATCCCCGATGACGACCTGGGCGTCCTTCACCTGCGATGGGTCGGAGATCTTGTCGACCACCTCAGGCCGCTCCGGCTCGGGCTCCGGCTCGTCGTCGAGGATCTCGACCTGCCCGGTGGCGGCCAGATGCTGCATGTGCGCGACCGCATCCCGGTCCCGGTCGTCGACCACGGTGACGGTGCCCTCACCGGCCGCGTAGGTCCGCCCGTCCAGCCACCGGCTGTTTACCTGTGTGATAGTTCGGATCTTCATAACGCTTCCTCCCGTGTCTCCCTTGCGGACGGTTGAGCCCGGCCCCGCCGGCACATCGGGGAGACAAGCCGGCGGGGCCGAACGACTAGAGCAGGTACTTCGCGAACGCGGCCGGGCGCATCACGTCGCCGCCGACCCGCATGTGGAACAGGAACGCGACCAGGCCGAGCTCGGCGTACCGCTCGTCGAGACGCTGGACGGTGATCCGCTGCCGGTCCGCGATGACGTACCCGAGTGCCGGGTCGCCGAACAGCACCGACGGGTCCACCGCCGCGGCGCTGGCGCCCATGGAAGGCAACCCTTCCAGGTTGAAGAACCGCTTCCCGAACAGGGTGTCCGGCTCGCCAGCCCGCACGCTGGGCTGCCACAGGTAGTTGGAGTTGGCGTCCTTCAGCAACGCGATCGCCTCGGCGGCGTCGTCGCTGGCGAAGTAGGCCCCGTTGCGGCGGAACCGGGACGGCACCCGGTACTGCAGCTTCTTGAGGTCGTCGCCGATTGGGGTTGAATCGGTGCCGGCGGTGACGGCTTGGGTGATCTGGTTCGCGGCCGAGGTGGCCCGGGCGGCCAGACCCCACGGCTTGCTCACGCCGTTGCCGGCGGCGAACGCGTCGTCTTCCATCTCGGCGCACTTCTGACCCACGATGTCCTGGATCAGGGCGACGATGTTCGCGTCGGTGTCGGCCAGCTCGTCGACGCCGATCCGGGACATGGCGGTCAGGTCGTGCACCGTCACCTCGTCCACCGGCGTGTTCGGGACCACGTTCGCGTCCACAGTTGTGGCGGTCAGCTCCAGCTGGCCCCAGCCGGCGGTGGCCCCGGTCAGCGACCGGATATCGATCTTGTTGGACGTGGTGGGCCGGACAAGCGGACCCGCACCCCGGAACACACCCAGGTGCGGAAGGGTTTTGAAGATCGGCCCGGCGATGTCATGAGGAACGATCACCTGCCCGGTGGCGTCCTCGATCAGCGCAGCCTTCTCCGCCGTGTCGAGCCCGTCCACCCACGGCTGGCCCTTCACGCCGAGGCGCATCGCCTTCGCGAACAGCTCGACCTTCCGCCGCTTCATCGCCTCCTCGTAGCCGGAGCCGACCACACCGTCCTTGCTCGCCTGCCCGGCGGCCACCGCCGCCTCAGCGGCCAGCGCCGACGGAATCCGGTCCGGCTCCCGCCCCCACGACTCCATCTGATCCTGCTCGTGTTCCAACGCGGCCAGGCCCTTGAGCCTGGTTGCCTCGGTGAGCAGGGTGGACATCTTGGCCGCATCCTCGGCCGGGATCTTGGTTGGGTCCGGCCACCGGTCGCGGATGGTCCGGGCCAGGCTGATGCACTGCAGGGCCTTGTCCTGCAACGCCTTCTGGGTCACCTGAGACATGGTTTACTCACTCCTTGCCGAGCTCGGCCGCCAGGCTCTCCAGTTGGGAGCTGACGGTGGTGGCCTCCACGGAGGCCATGAGATCGGCGAGTGAGTCACTCGGCTCGCCGCCGGGTGGGCTGTCGCCCGGCCCGGAGATGATGGACAAAGCGTACTTGGCCGCGTCGTCGGGGTCGGCGTTCGGTGCCACGGCCGGGTCACCGTCGCCGCTGTCGTTGTTGGGTTCCGCCGGGTCGGACTTGCCGGGCTGGTATTGCATGACCACCAGCTGGTCGACGGCGCTCTTGCGCACCCTGGGGCTGACGATCGACAGGGCGGCACGCATGTCCGTCACCCACGCCTCGGGCAGACTGGGAGTCTTGTCGTCCACCTTGGCGGTCAGCACAAGAGAGCTGTCGTTGGCGGGAATGGGTGTCAGACCGACGAACCTCAGCCCCACCTCACGCAGGATCCGGACCGACTTACCGGCTACCGTCTCGAAGCTCTTGGCGAAGATCGGACCCCAGATCGACAGTCCGTTCAGGTGCCCATCACGGGCCAGCTTCCGGGCGTCCTGGGCCTTGCCGATGTCCGCGAACCGGAAGGTGGTCTTCAACCCGTATGCGGTGTCCTCCGCCTTGGCCAGAGACCCGATCACACCCTCGGCGCTGTTCTGGTGATCCAATGTCAGCGGAATGACCCGCTTGGATGAGCGCCACTCAGTCAGCGTCTTGCGGAACGCGCCCGGCATCACCACGTCGTCCTGCTGGTCGACCACGTTGTAGACCGATGCCCACCCGGTCAGGGTGCCAGGGTCGTCGGCCTTGCTCACATCCCACTGGATCGGGACCACACCGCCGATGCCGATCCTCAGCCACTCACCATCCACGATCCGATCCCTCCCGGGCCTGCAGCCCCGCAACCTCGTCGCGGCTCAGCTCAACCCCGTATTCGGCGGCCAGCAACACCGCGCTTGCCTCTATGTCCTCCGCCGGCGCGGCCGGTGCCTGACCGATCTCCTGGGGCACCACCCCCGACGGGGTGAGGAACACGTCCCCCCCCTGCACCGCCGCCAGGCCGACCATCTGCCGGAAGTCGTTGCGGGTGATCCCCCCGCGGGCCAGCGCCTCGGTGCCCCGCTGCCACAGCGCACCCGCGGCCTCTTTCAGCGCGAGCACACCCGAGTTGTCCCACGCGGCCATCACCCGGCGCCGGCCCACACCGGCGAACCGGGGCAGCAGCCTCGAGCGGACGGGTTCGATGAACCGGCGCTGCTCGGAGAACATCGCCTCCTCCCAGAACGAGAGGCGCGCCTCGCGGTAGTCCTTGTACGCGTTGTGCGTCAACCCGAGCTTCGTCCCGATGAGGATCGGTTCGACTCCGAAGGCCATGCACACCCGCGCCTCGGACACCTCACGCAAGTCCGGAAACTCCAGATCGGTCAGGTTGTACACCATCTGGTGGATTTTCATGCCCTTTTGCAGGAACGCTGGGGCGCCGCGGTTCGACCCGGAGAACGCCTCACGCCACTTCGCCCTCAGCCGTTTGTGCAACGTGTCGGTGATCTCCGACTCGGTTTCGATGACCACCGCCGGCATCGCGTGGTTGCGTAGCAGCGTGTCCACGAAGTCGGTTGCCGCGTTGTCGAGGGTGGTCGCCCGGGCCGCCGGGCGCAGCGGCGGCTGGCCGAAGTAGCGGGCGGCCGGGTTGTGCGGGTTCGGATTCGGATACCGAATCCTGATCATCGATGTCTCCGCGCCTTTTGCCCGCGGGGAACCCGCGTCAGGGACCGGGACCATGATCTCCGGCCGTTCCGGATCCGGCCGGTACACCCACACGTAATCCGCCGGGTCCCGCGGGTTCGGCAACACCCCCACCAGGTCCGGGCGCACCGGCCACAGTTGGGTGGGTAGCCCGTCCCGGCCGTTCACGACCAGCCAGAAACACGTCCCGGCCAGGTCTTTGTACGTGACACTGAGCTCCAAGAACTCGAACTCGTCACACACGTCGTTAGGCTTTTCGAACAGCCCGCGCAGCCGGTGGTCGTCGATCGCCGGGCCGTTGCCGGCCGGGGTGGGCGACGCACCCCACGGGTACACCCGGATCACCGACTGCGGCAGCGACTCGGCCCGGTAGCGGATACACGCGTACACGAGCTCGTTGCGGCCGTAGCCGACGTTCGCGTAGTTCGCGAACGACCCGTCCTGCTCGA